GTAGGGGGCAGTTTGGGTGAAGTAGTGATAAATCTAACCAAGAAGGGAGAGAAAGTGGCGCAAAAACCGCTGACAGAGAAAGAGATGCAGGAGGCCATAGACATTTATGCTCGATATGGCTTAAACATGAACCGCGCGGCCTCCGCGCTTAACCTTCCAAGATCAACTTTTGAGAACCGACTCCGCAGGGCTAAGAAACTCGGTCTCAAGTCATCTGTTGAACCCAACCCCGATCTTGAAGAAGTCCTTGAGCAAGAGAGGCTAGATCAGCTCTTGCGTGAACAGGTCAGGTCTTTGCAACTCCAGCTTGAGACTGTCCGCAAAGAAACTTTGGACGAAGAGTTCGTTAAAAGCCAAATCATCAAGCTTGCCCAAACAAAGATTGATCCTCCAAAGTGGACGCTCTCGCGGCCCGCAGATGAGACCACCGGAGTTCCGACTTTGTTTGCGTCCGATTGGCATTGGGGCGAGGTTGTAGAGGCAAGCCAAGTGAACGGGGTCAACGAATACAACTTAAAGATTGCTCAGAACCGCGCGAAAAACATGATTGAGACTGCGGTCGATCTTCTCCTGAACCACATCCATCACAAAGACTACCCAGGCATTGTGTTCTGTCTTGGTGGCGATATGGTCTCTGGAGACATCCACGAAGAACTGATGGCAACGAACGAGAAGGAAATAATGCCCGTTATCGTGGATCTTTGGTCAACCCTTGCTTGGTGCATAGAAATTCTTGCGGACTCGTTCGGAGCGGTCTATGTTCCATGCGTGTCGGGCAACCACGGACGAAACACTCACAAGCCGCGAGCGAAAGGTAGGAACTTCACGAACTTTGACTGGCTTGTTTATCAGTTCCTTGCCAAGCGATTCGAGTCCGATGATCGGATCAGGTTCAACATCCCCGATGGGTCGGATTGCTACTTCCAAATTTACAATCACAAGTATCTTCTGACGCATGGAGACCAGTTTAGAGGCGGTGACGGCATGATTGGCGCGCTAGGCCCAATCATTCGCGGAGACCACAAAAAACGGAGCCGCAATAATCAGATTGAGATGGGTTATGACACGCTGCTACTTGGGCATTGGCATCAACTCATCCAGCTCCAGAGGTTGATTGTGAACGGAAGCCTAAAGGGTTATGACGAATATGCCTACGCGGGGAACTTCCCATTTGAGGCTCCGCGCCAAGCTCTTTGGATAACCCACCCTTCTAAAGGCATTACCTTCTCCGCGCCCGTTCAGGTCGAAAGATTTGGGAAGGTCAAGTCGCTGCCTTGGGTCTCTTGGAAATAAGGAAACAAACATGAAACAAATTTATTCACTTTTTATTTCCACTTTGATTCTTTGTGGATGCGCTACTCAACAAGCCGTTTTCCCAGACCAGTCTTTGCAGATTGAGAAAGAGGTCTACGCAATGTCTCGCAACGAAGTCATATCCGCAATCAGAGAGTGCGAGACCAACAAGACCAGAGCGGTAATCGTCTACGCAAAGCGGAGGATCAACGGCATCTTGCGCGATGTCGTGGTTGATGTGAACTGCGCTCCGATGTATTGGTGAGCCTATGTCAGACTTTGATACTTTCTGGGCGGCCTATCCCCGCAAGATAGCCAAAGCCGAAGCAAGAAAAGCATGGGCGCAGACTGAGCCGATTAGACCACCGATAGAGAAACTTCTTGCGGCCATCTTGTCTGCGAGTAAGTCTGAACAATGGACGAAGCAAGGCGGGTCTTTCATTCCCCACGCTTCCACTTGGCTTCGAGGCGAGAGATGGGAAGATGAGCATGAAGTAAAACTTCCCGACATCGTAAACGACAAGCCTTGGCATCAGACCTGGACAGGCATCCAGCAGAAGGGAAAAGAGCTGGGGATTAAAGAAGATTCCTTTGCGACCCCTGTGGAGTTCAAGGCAGCCGTTATGCGGGCAGCGATGAGGGCGGCATGATTGACTACAAACTATTCGGCATCCGACCACCAGACCCTTGGGAGACACCTTTGAGCTGGGAAGAAGTTTTGATATGGCTGCGGATCAAAAAAGAACAATGAAATATTTATCTGTCTGTTCGGGGATTGAGGCGGCTACTGTTGCGTGGCATCACCTCGGATGGGAACCGGTCGGATTCTCAGAGATTGAAAAATTCCCGTCTCAAGTTTTGCAACATCACTACCCAAATGTTCCCAACTTGGGAGACATGACAAAGTTTAAGGAGTGGAATATTGAACGACCAGATTTGCTTGTGGGAGGAACTCCCTGCCAATCATTCTCAGTCGCCGGTCTCAGAAAAGGATTGGAAGACCCTCGTGGAAACTTGGCCCTTGTCTATTGCGGAATTCTCAACCACTATCGCCCGACATGGTTCGTTTGGGAAAATGTCCCAGGAGTTCTGTCATCAGCAGGAGGACGGGACTTTGGTTCCTTCCTTGGGGCGGTGGCTCAACTCGGCTATGGGTTCGCCTACCGAGTGCTTGACGCTCAGTATTGGGGAGTGGCACAACGGCGCGAGCGTGTGTTCGTTGTCGGATACCTTGGAGACTGGAGACCTCCCGCAGCGGTTCTTTTTGAGTCCAAAAGCCTGTCAAGGGATACTAAACCGAGCAGAGAAACGGGGGAAGAAACTTCCAAATGTCTTACACGAGGCATTGGTCAGCGTTACGATCCCGAAACAGAAACCATGATCCCTGTCCCCATAGCTTTCCATGCTACCCAAACCCCAATCAGCGGAGATGTGTCTCCATCTCTCGGTTCAAATATGTATGCTGGTGTCCACACACAAATGGCGGTGCGCCGCCTCACCCCTGTTGAATGCGAAAGGCTGCAGGGATTCCCTGATAACTACACCAACATCCGTGCGGACTGTCCGGACGGCCCTCGATACAAAGCACTTGGAAATAGTATGGCAGTCCCAGTTATGAGATGGATAGGAGAGAGAATTGCCCTGTAAAGATTGTTTAAGTAGGAAAAATGGCTACAACGGAATCTTCAACATTAACTGCCCAGAGTGTCGAACTGCGATAGCGATGAGCGAAGACTGTAAAATGGTTCGCAGTTACATCGTGGACTCACTATCAAACTTGGGCGGGGTGGAGAATTGGCAAGCCGAACCCCATTGCGGATGCGTGAAAACCTGTAAACGAATGCAGAACAAACGAGATGCAGAACAAACTGTCAGCAAAAGAACGAAAGCACCTCGAAAGGATTAAAGAGATGCGGTGCGCGGTGTGCGAGGTTTCTGGAGGGTCGGAAGCCCATCACATCCGGCAGCACTCGCAATATCTTTGCATCCCCCTGTGCGCGGATTGTCACCGAGGCTCAATCAATGGATGGCACGGCCAGAGGCGCATTTGGAATGTTTATAAGATGGATGAACTAGACGCGCTGAACGATACGATCAGGAAAATTTTAGGTGGTTAATCCTTTCAAAATTACCGAACCAACAGTCATTTCTTTCTCTGGCGGCCGCACTTCAGCCTATATGTTGTGGCGGGTCTTGCAAGAGAACAATGGTTTGCCGGACGAGGCGATTGTTTGCTTTGCCAACACGGGCAAAGAAGAAGAGGCAACGCTAGAGTTTGTGCGTGACTGCGAGAAGAACTGGGGTGTAGAGATACATTGGCTTGAGTATCGAAATGCAGATCCAGCGTTTGAAAGAGTGACTTTTGAAACCGCCAGCAGAAACGGGGAGCCGTTTGAGTCGCTGATCAGAAAGAAAAAGTATTTGCCGAACATTGTCGCAAGGTTTTGCACCCAAGAGCTAAAGGTTCTTACGATTGACAGGTATTTGAAAAACAGGGGTTTGTCAGAGTATTTGACAATGGTTGGAGTAAGGGCTGATGAACCACGCAGGGTGGCAAAGATTCGCCAACAAGAGACTAAGTATTGTCCACTAGCAGATGAAGGCATAACGGAGCAAATGATCTGGGAGTTTTGGGACAAGAATAATTTTGATCTTGGCTTGCCAAAGTTTTCTGGGGCATCAAATTGTGATCTTTGTTTCCTCAAGGGTGGGAACATCTTGATGGGGTTAATCAATCAAAAGCCGGAGCGAGTAGTGTGGTGGGCGCAAATGGAAGGATTGATTGGGTCAAAGTTTAGGAACGATAGACCATCGTATGGAGAAATGATGCGTTACAACACAGATCAAAGAACGCTTTTCTCAGACGAATCGTTAGCGTGTTTTTGTGGCGATTAGTCCAACTCAACTCTCGCTAAAACTCTTGCGCGATCAAGGATTCGTTGCCGAAGTCGTGGAGCGGTGGATACCTGGCGCGAACATCCGCAAAGATTTGTTTGGCTTTGTGGACATTGTTGCGGTGGATGGAAAGCGAACAGTAGGGGTGCAAGCGACCAGCGCATCTAACATGAGCGCGAGAAAGAAAAAGATCATGGAGTCGGAAGTTTTGGGGTTAGTCCGCAGTTCTGGTTGGGAAATTTGGGTGATGGGTTGGAAAAAAGTAGGAACCCGCTGGGAGCATCGGGTGGTGGAAATAGTATAGTTATCAGACCTTGGGTGAGGGATAATGGTGTCTCTCTCCTCTTTTTGCCCACTTCGGTG